AGAATAGCACAACAGAACGCAACGGTAAGAAACACATGGACCCGTTTGAGATTAACAACCACCTAGTCCAAGTTGGTATGGTTAATGCAGACAACCATGATGAATTACACATTGTAAATATAGACCATGATGAGGCGAAGGATACGTCAGGCGCTGGGCATAAGTTAGTGCAGGATGTATTAGACTTAACAACACTACTCATAATGCACAACGCACAGCACGATATGATGTGGCTATGGGAGTCTGGCTTCAAGTATGATGGCTTGATCTATGATACCATGTTAGCAGAGTACATACTTGATAGAGGGCAGCGCAACGTTTTAAACTTGGGTGCTTGTGCTGAACGTAGAAACTTAGAGGTACAGAAAGATGATACACTCAAAAGATATTTTAAAGAAGGATACAATACAAATGAGATACCGTTGGATGAGCTTAGCTTTTATCTTAGGTGTGACCTGCTCTCTACTAGCTGGTTGTTCCACAGTATCGAAGCTGACTATGCCAAGCCCGAATCCACAGGTCTCAAAGTCATTAGAGATACAACCTTTACCACCTGTAAAACTCTCACCCGAATGTATATGTCAGGGATCAGGGTGGATAGATCAGCCCTTGACGAAGTAAGAGTAGAGTTTGAACAAGAGAAGGCAGAGATTGAAGACAGGATGCAGAAGAAGATACGTAAGCTTATGGGTGATACACCTATAAACCTTAACAGTCCTGAGCAAATGTCACAGGTTGTATTCTCGCTGCGCATGAATAACAAAAAGGAATGGGCAGATTTGTTTGAGTTCACGTCTACAGTGGATGAATATAAAGATGCTGTTAGGGCAAACTCTACGCCTGTATACAGAACAAAAGCATTTACATGCCCAACCTGTGAGGGTGTAGGCAAAACGTATAAACTAAAGAAGGATGGCACAAAGTATGCTAGACCTAACAAGTGTAAAGACTGTGACACGCGAGGCTTTCAACTACAAGAAACAAAACAGATTGCAGGTCTAAGGTTTACTGCGCCTAATAAGAAATGGATTAGTGCCAATGGTTTTAGTACAGGTAAGGATAACCTAGATGTACTTGCGGCTACTGCCAGAAGTAATAACATGGAAGAGGCAGAGGCATTTCTTACAGATCAGAAACGTCTGTCTGCTATCAGTAGCTACCTGAGTTCTTTTGTTGAGGGTATATCAAACTATACTAAGCATGATGGCTTCTTACATGTAGGCTTAACGCAACACATAACAGCTACTGGACGTTTCAGTGGGCGTAACCCTAACATGCAGAACATGCCAAGAGGCGGTACGTTTCCTGTGAAGAAAGTCTTTGTTTCACGGTGGGAAAATGGAAAGATAATGGAAGCTGACTTTGCTCAACTTGAGTTTAGAGTTGCTGCGTTTCTTGCTCAAGACGAAAAGGCTATGAAAGAGATTAGCACAGGCTTTGATGTACACAGTTACACAGCAAAAGTTATAACAGATGCAGGTCAGAAAACCTCAAGGTCCTCGGCCAAGGCACATACGTTTGCACCCCTTTTCGGGGCTACAGGATATGGAAGGTCTAAGGCTGAAGCCGCTTACTATAAACATTTTATTGAGAAGTATGAGGGTATTGCTGCATGGCATAAGGAGTTAGGTGATGAAGCACTACGCTTTATGAAGATCACTAATAAGTCAGGACGACAATATGCTTTCCCAAATGTAAGACGCAGAGATAATGGTATGCCAAGTCACTTTACAATGATTAAGAACTACCCAGTACAAGGGTTTGCTACAGGTGATATAGTACCTATTGTGTTGAACGAGCTTCACGAATTGTTACAACCATACAATTCTGTCGTGGTTAATTCAGTACACGATAGTATGGTAGTTGACATACACCCTGACGAAGAACAACAAGTTATTGATATTATTGAATCACTTAACGACAACATCAATGATCTTGTAGAGAAAACATATAATGTAGAAATGAATGTACCATTACTACTTGAAGCAAAAATCGGATCAAACTGGCTTGACACAGTTGACGTATGATGTATAACTAGGAACTCTTTGAATCTATAGAAAGGTATAGAAATGAGCAATGAACTATCAATCGCGAATGAACGCGGACAATCAATGGCAGAACTTATGGGTGTGTCTACATCAGGTGGTGAATCAACACCATCTATTTCACGTATGGGTATGCTGCACCAAGCAATAATGGGGGTTGAAACCTTAGAAGGTAAGACACGTAAGACTGAGGTAATACCAGTAGGTGCTTTCATCCTCAATCGTGGTGACGAAAAGATCTACAGCAATGGGGTCACTATGCGTATCTTCGCCCAGCGCCAACAGTGGCAACGTTGGAATAGTGAAACAGAAGAGATGGAGAAGTCTGTCTTAGCTAACTCACTCAATGGTGACATGAAGGACAGTATAGGTGGCTTCAACTTGGGCAGACCCTCAGGTTGGATAGAGGACTTTGCTGCTTTAGATGATATTACTAAGCAGATTATTCGTAGTGTTAAGCGTGTCAACGTTTACTATGGTACAGTAACACTTGATGATCCTATCAATGAGAAGGGTGAATCACTTGATAAGTCTTCTTATAAAGATGTACCATTTGTAATGGACGTTAAGAACCGAGACTCACTCAAGAGTATCAATGGTGTGTTGAGTGTACTCAAGCGCAAGAACTTACTACCTATCATGTCTACTGTTAAGTTTATGGGTGTGGAAGACAGCATCCCAACAGGTGCTAAGTTTGGTAAGATCAAAGCAGCATCAGGTGACAGGGTTGATCTTGCTGAGGGTGACAATGAGATGTTAAAAGATTTCATTGAGCTTATTGAGTACAGCAATGGTAAGATCTTAGACTTATACCATGATAGGCTAGACAAATCTATGTCTGCTGATGATGAGTCTGTAGTGTCTGACATTATCAACAATGACTTTGTTGAGGTAGGCCAATGAATCACCCAGCAGAATTAGCAATCTACAGTTTTCTGCAGAAGGCTTTGGCTGGTGAAGCAAACATGACAGAGGCGGTGACCAAGCAGGTTGCCGCTGATGTTGAGGCGGCGTTAAACAAACAGTTTAACTCACCTCCACGTGGTGACTTCCGCTTACGTATGTCTAACATTGGTAAAGCACCCTGTCAGTTGTGGTTTGAAAAGAATGATCCAGAAGATCGTAGACCTTTCCCACCACATTTCTTAATGAACATGATCCTTGGTGATATAGTTGAGGCTGTGTTCAAGGGGTTACTACGTGCAGTAGACCAAGACTTTAAAGACAATGAGATTGTCACACTCAAGCTACCCAATGGTCAAGAGATCAAGGGTGAGTATGATATGGAGATGGATGGAAAGATTGACGATGTTAAGTCTGCCTCTCCTTGGTCATACAAGAATAAGTTTGAAAGCTTTGAGGCACTCAACAAGGATGATAGCTTCGGTTATGTATCACAACTTGTAGGCTATGCAGAAGCCGCAGGAAAGGATGTAGGTGGCTGGTGGGTAGTCAACAAAGGGAACGGTGAGTTCAAGTATGTAGACGCATCTGAGGTGGACAAGGAAGCTGTAATAGATAGCATCCAATCTACTGTGGATTACATTGAGAGTGATGCACCATTCAAGCGTTGCTATGAAGCAGTACCTGAGACATACTTTAAGAAGCCTAGTGGTAACCTAGTACTCAACTCTAAGTGTCACTGGTGTGACTTCAAGCACAAGTGTTGGGATCTACAGGAATTACCTTCACGTGTATACAAGGGTAAGAAAGAAGCACCTCTTGTAGAGTACGTACTTGTTGGAGATGGCAGTGGTTCGTAAACACAATAGAAGAAACTATCGTAGTGGCCTTGAACTAGAGGCCGCTACATTCTTAGAGACACGGCAGAAGATTGTATCGTATGAAAAGCTAAAGATAGAGTGGGAAGATTTAAAGTATCGCACATATACACCAGACTTCGAATTAGACAACGGTATTATAATCGAGACCAAAGGGTTATTCAGTTCTGGAGATCGGCGCAAGCACGTAGAAATACAGAAGCAGCATCCTAAACTAGATATACGTTTTGTATTTAGTAACGCAAACTCTAAGCTATATAAGGGAGCTAAGAGTAGATACTGTGATTGGTGTGAGAAGAATGGCTTCAAGTGGGCGCATCGTGTTATACCAGAAGGTTGGCTACTAGAAAAAGGTAAGCGTATGAAAGAGCAACGTGTGAAAGTAAAGAGGAGGTTATGATGGGCTATGAAGTAAAGCCTGGCGACATCGCTATTATATTACATCCTGTTACTAGAGAGGGTGAGTGGACAGGTCAGATCAAAACAGGTTTAGTATTTGGTGAGGCTGAGTCGCATGATGGTATGAAGG